CCAATGGATTCAGCGAATAAAGTAAACGCACCAGGCAAACGCTCACCAATTTGCTGACGAAGTTCTTCTGCAGAAACTTTGCCTTTACTGAAGACCTGAGCAGTTGCAGTTAGAGCTGCATCAACGTCAGCGAGTGAACCGCCAGTTGCACGAACAGCAGCAACAATGCCGTTGAAGGCAACTTTCGTGTCTTCAATGTTCCCGCCAGCGCCTTGAACTGATGCTTGCAGTTTCGTAAATTGACGAGTTACAACGTCTTGAGGGACAGCAAAATCTTCAGTTGTTTTTTTAATAAATGCAAGAGAAAGCTGATACTCCTCTTGGCTTGTTGTAACCCCAACCAACGCAATGCGAAGCTTTGCAAGATTCGCCGAATATTCAGCAGTGGCGCCAGCGGCTTGTCTTAATTGGCCGACCTGAGCACCAATTGCACCACCAACAAGTGCACCTTGAGGCCCAGCAAACGCGCCTAAAGCGGCACCAATAGCACCCTCAGCACCGCCAAAGACATTAGCGGCTGAAATAGTACCTGCAATTTGCGTTCCAGCTCTTAGTCGTGCACCAGCACCGCCTCCTTGACGACGACCTTGAGCCTTCTGCAGTTGAGCATCAAGCTTCTTGGCTTCTTCTGTGGCCTGCTTAAACTCTTTGCTTCCAATATCAACTTGCTCGGCAATATCTCGCCATGCGTTTTTGTAATTACGCAGACTTGCAATACTGTTACTTGAATTTTGTTGAACTCTCCGAAGACCTTGCGCTACTTCATTGAAATTGACAGACGAAGCCTGTGCCTGCTTGCCAATATTTGTCAGGCTACGGCTCAGCCTATCCAGCCCCTTGTCACCAGCTACCTTGACGAGAACTTTAAGCTCAGTCGTAACAGCGGCCATCAGGAGTTCCTCTTGTTCAGACTGGAGAGTGCGACAACTTCCATCACCTGTACCCCCTCGAACAGAGAAACAGGATCCTTCACTGAATACAGTCTACAGAGATACTCCAAGCTTGAGTAGTTCAGACCAGTCACACCGCCCATGCTGGTGTTCCACTGCGTCTGCATCCTGAGAAACATCATCACCGTTTCCCAGTTCTCTTCCCACACCTCAAACGCCGCTGACTTTGCAGCTTTACGCATAGCGTTGATCTCGCCAGGGTCCATGCCCCGAGCCATCAAGTCTTCAGTGCTTTCTTCAAAGACACCGCCGCCCTCGCACCAATGCTTAGCGGCCTCTTCTAGTTTTTTGCTTGTGCTCCAAGCAGACTCTCGGTGTAAGCGTTGATCACCGCACGAAGCACATACGGGTCATCAAATAGCTCAACACGGGTCTCTTTGCTGTAGAGGACCTCGTCACCATCTTCATCCTTGATGCCCTCCCAACCTTCAACAATCTCACCAATCAAGGCATCATCGCCCTGTTCAATGAGATCGTTGAAAGCTGAACGGCTCATCTTCTTGAAGACTGCCGTGAAGGTCTCTTTCTTGAACTTGCCACCGTCAACGGGAACGTCAACACTGACAGGCCACTTGTAGGAAGAAACCTTCTTGAGGACGAAAGACATGCAGATCAGGTGTAAGCGATCGTCATCTCATCATTACCTGAGGATGACGGAACCATCGTAGTCGGAAGGTTCAACATCACAATACCTTGATCCTCACCGTATGTCGGGTTGCCCAAAGACAATCCAGTCGCAGGCGAAGTCAAGGTGATGATGTTGCCAGCGTTAGTGCCGTGAACGATGCTCAGGTTGCCTGAGGTGCCAGCCACTGCCAAAGCAAAGAAGTCAGCAGTTGCAAGGGTTGGGGCCTCGATCACGAAGTTGGCGGTTGCTGCACGGTTGGTGATCAGAACCTCCTTGTCGGAGTTCACCAGTTCGCGATAGACAACCTCGTTGCCAAGGTCGATCTCAGCAGACTGCAGCGCCAAACCAGTCTCAGAGTAGATCTCAAACGAAGTGGTGTTGGTGTCGTTGAAGATCTGAGGGGTGGCCTGATTCTGGAAGGTCAGGGTCGGTGATGCAGTGTCAGTAGGAGCGTTGTACTGCCCCGTCATCGTGAAGTTATAAACAGGGATCTGGTTTGCGTTCAGGCTCATGGTGAATGAACCACGGCAACCAGTCACGATGTGGCGAATGCCGTCGGTGTCGTAGTGAATCGTCACCGAATCGAACGAGGTCGAAACCGGCGCATAGGTCACAGAAGTGGCCGCAACAACAGTCTCGCTGAAACCGCAAGCCTTCAGAAGAGGTCCGTACTGTGGAGCGGTGCCTGCAGTGCCTGAACCTGCATACTCAACCGTGAACGTAACGGTCACGCGAGTGTTAGCGATCAGCTGAGGGCTGTTACCCAGATAGCTGCGGATCAGGTCACGGGACAGGATCTCAGACTCTGCAGGGCTGACTTCAAGTGCAGAAACCTGAATCGCGTTAGCTGCTCCAGTTGGGGTCGGATCAGTACCGTAAGTGACTTCTTCTTTCGCGAGGATAGACCTCACGCGGGCGAGCTTTGCCATTAGTCAGGCCTCAGCAAAAGACAATGTTTCTTGCATCAGTCTAAGTTCAACCGCTCGCGCAAGCCAACCTCAAGCTGATGTCAGGTCAACACGGTCTGACCGATATTTGACCAGATAGTCCATACTAACAACTCCCAAAGGCACGTCAGCCTCATACAAACTGAAGTCAACTCGGTCAGGATCAATATCAAGCGCATAACCATTTATCGATGTATCGGTCATGATCAAATCATGCACCTGCTGCGAATAGGTGTCTGATGCATCATCAGGAACACCAGCTCTCACAAGCACCGTCACCCTGACACGCAGACTCCACTGCAGCTTGTTGATGAATGCCTCGCTGGGTTGATCTGAAACCGGCTCGATGATGATCGCAGGCACCTCCCCACGAGCCAAGGGCTCAACACGGCTCCGATATACCGTGACGCCTGTTGCAGCATCAAGGTTCGTCTTGAGTTGGGTGAGGATCAGCTCGCGTCGTGTGTCAGCCATGATCAGGCAGCAGCAATTTGACAGACAGTGCAACCAGCAGAGGGGCTGCCAGGTCGTGAATAGGGGCTAGTGATTGCAGGCGTTGAATTCAAGAAGATGTTGGTGTTATTCGTCGCCCAGATCAATTCGATGTAATCATCCTTGGCCAACTGCAACGTGTGACACAGCCCGCCATTGACGTTGCCAGGAACACCGCCATGACTCTCGACAACGCTGATCTTTGAATCAGTCATTGGCAAGTCACCAGCTGCACCAGCATTGTTCTTCCGCAGCCAAATATTTACGTCATGGATTTGACTGTCATTATTCGTCAACTGCAGCATGAAAACAAACGTATAGACGCCTGGATATTCAACCGTGATCTTGCTGTCACTTACAACGCGAACGCCATGATTGTCGGCATCAGCAAGGCGAAACTTCACTGCATACGGTGTATCGACCGCTGCCGCAGTTTGATCAATTTCATCTGAAAAGTCTCCGAAATACCCAGGGCTTCCAAAGTATTCCAGCTTGTTCCATGTACTCTTGCCATTACCAATCTTTTCATTGCCAGTGTCAGACTCAAAGCCTGTTTCACCTGGAAGAAGGGTTGGATTGAGTGCTGCCCAGTTCGCACGAGTATCGATCTTTGAAATACCCATGACGATCAGTCCTTGCTCAACAACAGCTCAGAAAAAATTCCATCATCGACAGGGCGATTCTCCCTGACGGTATATGCCTCAGAGGCAACAGTGATAGAAGTGCCGCGAGTGGCAGAACTTACATCTGAAGTCTTTGCAATCAACAAATACTCCCGACTCAGCGCCATACCACCCGCGATCACCTCCATTGGGGAATCCAAGATACCAACGAATTCCGCACCAGCACCAATCTGGCAAGTAATGCCAAACTCGTCTGTATTGAGAAAAGCGAAGGTATCTTGGAGAGCCATGATCAGTCGTACTTCTTGGCGTAAACCAGAGCGACAGAGCAGACGAACACAGGGCTCGTACCACCCAAGGTGATCACGGCACGCACATAGCGGCCAACATCATTGGTGTTGATGCTGATCTTTTCAAATGCAGCACCGCCATCAGTCACCTGAGTGAAAGTAGCGCCACTGATGTCAGTGAAGGTGCTGTTGTCATCAGACTCCTGCAGCTTCACATCCATGGTGGGGCTGGTGCCGCTTCCGGCCTCAGAATCCAGGATGACAATGGCTTCGCCTTCAGCGCCGTTTGAACCTTCAAGGTCAAAACCAGTGCCGTTTGCAGAAGCGTTGCGGGAATCAGCGCCAAACAAGCTGGCGATGTAGCTCTTAGAGCCAAGGTTGTGGATCATTGAACTTTCCTCCGTCGAGTCGAAGTTTTACGGGGTTTGGGTTTGGGGATCTCGGCCTCGGTTGTCACGATAGGCTCTTCAGCTTTTGAAGGCTCATCAATGACTCGTTCGGCTTTGCCAATACCGATGAGAAATTGAGATTCGGTGGGGGAAGCCTCAACGACCTCCCCTACTCGAACGATCGTGCTCCCGAGCTGAGTTTGCTTCAGGATACGGATCTTCATCTATCAGAGGGTGTTGTTACCCCGTGAGAAGGACTCAGGATGACGGACTGCAATGTCCACGTCCTGCATAGCCACCACACGAACGGTGCCGGAGGTGCTGTTGCTGTAAGGATCAACCATCAGATCCAGACCGGAGAAGTAACCGATCAGCAGATCAGCGAAGTTGCCGAACCACAGGTCGTTGCTTGCGACTTGGTTGCTCACCAGACCGCGATAGCCGTTGACTTCACCGCCTTCGTAGATGAACTGACCGGAGCCAGAATCCTTGGTTGCAGTCTTCAGAGCGCCACGCATTGCAGCGTTCATCAGATAAGCGGGGTTGCCGAGCAGAGCGTTGGCGTTAGCCACGTCAGACTCAAGTGCCACCACTTCAGCGAAGGTGGGGGTGTTAGCAGCGAAATCTTCGGTGCCAATACCGGTGGTGTTCTTCAGACCCAGAGGCTCACTGTTGGTGCCGGTGCCATACAGGCCAGCGAGGTCGATCTTGAGAGCCAACACACGAGCCAGGTCGCTACGGACGAGGTTCTCAACGTCGATGCTGGACTGCAGGTTCAGACGACGGCTGAAGTCGGTGTAGGCAGCAACGGTGCGGGGCTGCATCGTCACTTGATCGATGGTCTGCTGAGACTCGGTAGGAGCACCAGACTCGGAGACCCAGTAACCGGTTGCACCGCCAGATTGACGGGGGATAGCCACCATGCCGGTCAGACCGGTCAGGACGGTTGCACCAGCTTGATCAAGAGCAGACTGGTTACGCAGCAGGTCGATGAAAGAACCGGCGAGCAGTTCAGTAGCGACGAGGTTGCCACCAGCAGAAGCAGTACCGACGGTCAGGTCGCGAGTGAGCACGTCCTGAGGAACGGTGATGCCACGGGACTGACGACCCAGTTGGGCGGAGGCAGCTTCAGAAGCCTCGATTTCAAATGCAGCAGCTTCGCGAGCGGCGCGATCGGCAGGATTTGCCAGATAGTTGATTGCACGCAGGAAGGAGAAACTACGAGCTTCCTTTTGGGAAAGGCCGATTTCACCAGCGGTGCTATCAACGGGCTTGACTTCGGAACCCATTTTTTCGATCAGAGCAGAACGGAGTTCATCGAGACCGCGAGAGTTCATAACGAAATCTTGGGCCAACTCGATGTTGTTAGTGCGCTTACCAAGGGCAAGCATTTCGGCGGCTTCCTTTGCCTTGGCCTCAGAGGCCTCAGCACGAAGAAGCTCCAGATCAGGAGTTTTTTCTTCCATGGCGGAATTTGCAGGGTGAGTTGTTACGGCTGAGGCCGTAGACACAGTCTCATTATGAGTGAAACTGCGCCCGATACCAACCGACTGATCAGCTGGCACGGTAACCAAGCTGATTTCGAAGGGTTGGACCGATGTTGCGCGATATGTAATTGGATCTGTGCTGCGATCTTCTTCCATTTTGTTGATCTTATAGCCAAAGCTTACGTTGCGAATAATCCCATCACGAATGAGATCTTGCATCTCACGACCAAGTTCGTTGTTGGCAAGCTTGACCTTGGCATAGCCACGCCTGTCCTTCATCCATGCACGTTGAACAACGCCAACAATCTTGTCAGCATCATGCTGATAAAGAAGAGGTGCGCCGTCATTCAAACGAGACAAGTCCATTGCCCCTTCATCCATGCTGAGCACTTCCATTCCGAAGTAACGCTCAACAGGCATTTCAGAAGCGAATGGGAACTCAAGTGTCCGATCTTCTGCTTCAGCAAAATCTGCACTTTGTGAACGCTTGAAGGATGAACCCTCAAACATGCGAATTGCAGCAATCTTGGTCAATGCGCTGAATTTATGCCCGACTTGAATGTCAGTCTCTTCACCATCGCGATAAACGTTGATGAGAGCAGCGGGATCATCCTCAGTGCCGGTGATCTCAAAGCTTGAGCTAGGGACATCAATCTTCCCGTTGCGTTCAATTCGAGCAATCTTGCCACGTGCGCGTCCGCCTGAGGTGTTCCAGCTGACGAAATCGCCAACCTTCAATGCATCAGGCTCTGCACGAAACTCTTCCTCAACGATTGCTTCGTCGATTTGAATTTCCTCAAGAGCACGATCTTGTGCTTTTTTGATTGATTCAGACTTCATGGTGCTCCAAGATTGACCGGCATCACCGCCCCATGCTGCCCATGCTACGCGACCCTTGCTAGGGTAACCATCTTCATCAGGGCTGAATCCTTTGCCCTTCTTGTCAACTTCATGGCGTGCAAACCATGCAGCCATAGTGATGACAGTCTCAGGGCTTAGCTCATCACCTGACAGGATTTGAGTAGCGCGAGTGCGAGCGACATCAGTGCCACCAGCTTCTCCTTCGCTTTTCCAGTCCCTATAACGCTGCGCTTCCTCACGCATACCCTCAGTGGGCATCAGGTCAATCTCGCTCCCGTTGACATTGGCCATCAGTCGTTCTCCTCGTGGATTTCAGGGTGAGGCGTTTCTTCAACAGGCGGGTTTTGTGATTGGCCTGCCTTGTCAACAGCACTAGGGTCAGAATCCAAAACGATGCCAAGGTCATCCATAGTGGCAAGTTCATGAGCCCGCTGACGCATTACCTCCTCAAAGTCACCACCATGTAATGCGATGACTTGAGATAGGGTCATGATCCCCGATCGGATCATTGATTTGTAGGCCTCTGCTTCCTTTTGCGGATCAACGAACTGTGCAGCAGGGGCGATCCACTTGCACTCGTAATAACGATCAGGATCCATGTCGAATGCAGGCATCTGCAATGCACCTGACATCACAGCCATATCAACCCAACGCTCATAGATCGGCTGACACAGCTTTTCGATCATGTACTGCTGCAACGTCTTGTAATGCGCCCGTGTCTCGATCAACTCCAGACGAGAAGAGCTGTAGTTGCTCTGTGAGAAGTCAGAACTGACTTGCGTATAAGAGCAGCCAACACCTGCAGCGACTGCACGCAGCATCTGCGCTACAAACGGGGTGAAAGCATCATCAGGACGGGAAGGCGAGAAAAACTGCATCTCTTCCCCAGGAGCAAGACGACGTATACTGCCGGGCGCGAAATCAAGCACAGACTGATCTTCGTATGTGCCATCTTCGAAAAGCTCTTGATCAGGGGTTTTGACAAAGCCCATCATTGCTGAGCTTGCACGTGCAGCGATAATCTCTGCCTCCTCATAACCCTTCAAGTTATTGAG